AGGGCATGCCCCAGCCGGTCGCCGCGCTGTAGCTCGAGGAAGCGGACAGCCTCGTCGATTGCCCGCAGGCCGTCCGCGATATCCAGGAAGTCCTCGCCGACGTGGTAGGTAATCCCGAGCCGCGGAAACAGCCCGCGCGGCTCGCAGCAGCGCCCGGGGGTGGGATTGGGGTGCAGGCTGCGCAGGAAACGGAAATCGGGCGCGAAGACCTCGGGGCGGCAGCCGATCTCATTGCTTGCCGCGTCAATCCCACGGATACGACCGCACAAGGGGCCGTTCTGAGACAGCGCCGCAGCAAGCGCCGCCGCCTGCTGCCGGACGGTGTTCCGGACATTGGCGTTCCGGGGTGAATGGATGCCGCAGCCGCCCGCGCTGGGCTTGCGTTTGAGAAAATGCAGCGTGTAAAACCATGGCGCGTTGCGGCAGTCGCGGATGACCTCGTCCTGCCTGACCCGCTTCCCCCTGCACGCAAACTGCGCGAGCGAGTCGATTTTGAGCTCCTCCTGCGCGGTCTCCTGCGGGGAACGCCCCGGCCCGATGCGCAGCTCCAGCGACTGCATGCTGCCGTCGCACAGCGCCGCGCCCGCCGACAGCCGTACCGACTCGTTCGCGTACTCCGGCATGGAGCCGAAAAAGTCATATTTGCGGTCTTGATAGGACGAGAAGTTGCGGAAGCCCACCCGCTTGTTTACCTGGATCAGCTCGCTGCGGAACTGCGATTTCAGCAGCAGGTACAGGTAGAACAGGTCTTGCTCGGCCTGTGAGAAGATGTTCCGGAAGCTCATCAGGAAGCAGCCGTATAAAAAGCTGCGCTCGCCGCTCAGCGCGCGGAAAGCGCCGTCCCACGGCTGCCCTTCGCCCTGCCGCCCGGCAGCGTGGCCGTCCGGCAGGCACGGGATCGCGTAATCCAGGCAGACCGCCCGGCCGTCCGGCTGGAGATAGCGCACCCCGTGCCCGAAGCGCAGCCGCCCGACACGCTGCGCGGCCTCCTTCCGCTTGGTTACGGAAGCCTGGAACGCCCGGAATACATGCACGATCGACGCAAAGGCCGGACTTCCGTGCCTGTTCTGCGCCGCCTCGCCCTCGACCGTTTCCGCCGTCCCCAGGACCGGCGGCGTGCAGGCTGCGGGGGAGCCCCCGCAGCGCCAGCTCTGGCAGGCTTCAAACAGCAGGGCGCGCAGCTCCGCCGCAATATACAGCCGCTCCTCCCACGGCAGATGCACGTCCATTTCCCCGAGGTTCGGGGTGTCCTGTAAATTCTCGAACATATGCCCCGCAGTCCGCTGCTCCCGCAGATACCGCCCGATTTGCCGCGGATGGTTCATCAGGCACATCCAGGACAGCGCGAAGGACTGGGTTGAGCCGTACAGGTGGTAGTGGTTTTCGCTGACGCCGCGCCGCAGGAGCGCCCGGATGCATGGGTCGTCCGACCGGATGGCGGCAGGCCAGCTGAAGCTGCGGCTGCGCGGGCCGGACTGCGCGTCGCGGAAGGCAAAATGCGATGTTGTCAGCAGGTCCTGCCCCAGCAGGAAGGAAATCGACCGCCAGTTGAGGAACTCCTCCGCGCGGCACACCGGAAAGCCCTCCTGCTCCCGCAGGACACCCTCGGTATAGTGCGGGAGCAGGGCAAAGACGCTCTTGGCGCCCCGGCCGTCGCGGTACTGCATCAGTTCCTGCATGTGGCGGTACAGGTTCCCGATTTCATCGTCCGAAAATGGCTCAAATACGCTGCGCGCGTAGTGCAGGTAGACCGCTTCCCCGACCGCGTGGCTGGTCACCCGGAAGGGGCGGGCCCCCAGTGCGGCATTGCCGCACAGGCTGTTGTAAACCGCTTCCGGCTGGATGCGCCGGAACAGGATGTCAAGGTGCCTGCGTTTGCTTTTCAAGGCACAGCCCCCTTTCCGTTTGGGTTATCTGGCGGATTTGTTGCTTTTGCTACCCTTTGGCAGCGTTTTCAGCCAATGATCAAATTCGTCAATCAGCTGATACGGCGGCTGGTTTAAATCCCACTGGACCGGTATCCCGCAGCGGTCCAGCTGCTGGTTGAATTTTTCCAGAATTGAGATGATGAAGTTGCTCAGGGGAAGGGAGGGGAATTCGGATATCCGGTTTATGAGCTTTAAAAAGGCGTTTTGCATATCCGTGTTAATTAAAAATTGTATGGGGGATATCATGGAATAGTCTTGCTTGTGGCTGTCCGGCGATTCTTTCAGGGGCCAGAGCGTGTTGGAAGCCAGCAGCCGGGACAGATTATAAACAAACGATTGGACATGGACGGTGTTTTGGGATAGGACGTCGGCGAGCGTTGTTTTATCTAAGATTATTTCGCAGTCCTCAAAAACCAGGTTTTTCAAACGTGGGTTGCTGTGCAGGTCATTTACCGGGATATCTTTGCCAACCAGCCGGAAATGCAAATAGGGCCAGAGCTTTTTATTGACATTCATGGACTCTATGTCGATTGGCGCATAGCCGATGAATGCCCACAGCTGTTTCCGTTTCTCCGCTTCGGAGCCCCGCTGCGTGATCAATTTGCGATGCATAGACAGGGTATAATGAAATTCCACCGCAAACTTGATGGTATACTGGCCGCGGTAAAAAGAATCCCCTAAATGGCGCAGGCTGTTGAAGATCTCTGCATAGGTGCAGCTTTTCGGCTTTTGCGGCGCGTGATGGGAAAGCGCCTGGATGAGATAGAAGCTTTGCTGGTGCATTTCGGAAAACGGGGCCTGGAACAGCTTGCTCATTTCGATCTGTTCCTTTGCGCTCAGGTTCAAATGGCACCAGGAATGGCGGAAATACTGTTCCAGGCTCAGCAGGTTATGCAGGCATTTCCTGCGTTCCTCCAAAACCCCTTCCAATTGGAGCTCTTCGGGGTTGTCCTCCTCGTTCCATAAATAAAGCTGGTCGAAGGTGACATGCTCGTCGAGATCGGGCAGCGGGCAGAGGACGGCGAGGAAATGGGTCAGCATACGCATGGTGGACGGGATAAAATCGTGCCGGTGGTGGCTGGGCTTGAGCAGGATGATCCGGGTCTTGTCGTAGATCATCCGCAGCAGGCGGGTCTGGTACTCCATATGGCGATGGCGGAGCAGGTCTTCGCCGCCGTCCATGTAGGAAAGGGTGAGTTCCTGAAAGGCGTTGTGGAGGGCGCGGTCGACGTCGGGGAGATGGATTTGATGCGCCCCGGGGAACAGCTTGTCAATATAATTTTCGGCAGCGTCATGATAACGGATCTGGTCGGCGACGGTTTCATGGTTGCGCAGGGAGGCGGTGCAGTCGATGAAGGAACGGAATTCGTCCATATAATGCTGCTCGACAACCGCTTCGAGCTGGCGCAGCTCGGCCGAAAGCAGGATAATCACCCGCGGGAGCATCATGTACTTGCGCAGGTCTTCCATGATTGCGAAGGCGTGCTGGGCGTTGAGGTCGGCGTCGTCGATCTGGAGCACCAGGAAGCACTGCTTCTGGCCGGATGTGAGCAGCCGGCAAAGCTCTTCGACCAGGCGCTGCAATTTCTGCTTGAGCTTGGAGCTGTCGCCCAGGTCGGCAAGGTAGCTCAGGTCGTCATAATAGACGTCCTCGTTTTTCTTGTCTTTCAGGGTGTCAAGGGCCTTGAAGCACTCCTGGAAGGACTGTAGAAGCCGCTGCCTGCGCTGCTCGCGCTCATCGAGGAGGAACGCGTCGCGGTCGTTGCGGTAGTCGATCTGCGCGCTGTCCTTCGCGGCACTCTGGAAACGGTCGAACAGACGGGATAAAATGATGCGCAGGATGGAATCGGTCTGTTCCATTGAGGTCGGGTCGATCGAGTCGAGCACTTCAAAGCAATAGCTGCTGAGGTCGCGCAGCCCCTCCGGCATGCAGGCGTTCCAGAAGCGCACCGTGTCTTCGTCCCGGCCTGCAATGCGCGCGCGGAAACGGTCAAGGGCGCGGGAAAAGGAAACCATCGCGCTGGTTTTGCCGCTGCCGCGCTCGCCGCAGAAGGCTATGATATTATTCGGGAAGGCCGCGAGCCGCGCGGACTCCGAGACCCATGCGTCCCCGCCGCTGTCGCAGGGGTCGGCGGCCCGGCTGCCCGGCGTGCCGCAGTAGCGCTGTGTCGCAAGGATGATCTCCGCAACGCAGCGCCCGGCCTGCTGGTAAGCGCTGTAGAAAAAGCTGTCCTCCTGATAGATGCAGGCAATGCGCGAACGGTATTCGTCCCCGTGGCGGACGGTGATCCGGATCGGCTGCCCGCCCTTTGCGTCCCATAACCATTTTTTACTTTGTTGCACATTCTCCATTTTTCCTCTACCTTTTCCGTCCTGGTCTGATATAAGAGAAGGGCAGAAACATGTGCTTCTGCCCTCTATTTGCCGGTACCCACTAGGCTGGGGGAGGCCGCCGTGCTGACGCCGCCGAACCGTTCCTGTTTGTGAATACGGGTTCTTATTTAATTATAACACCAAGGATCCGACAGGTCAAGACAAATGCTTCCAATCCCGGTAAGCCCGGATGGCTTCGTCATCCGGCCCGGCGGGCTCGGCCCAGTCGAGGAAGCGCTGGCCGGAGCGGTGGATGCTCTCGGTCAGGGCCCAAAGCTGTCCGGCGAGGGCGGGCTCGCCCAGCGTATCGCCGACGTATTCCCGGATTTTCCACTCCATATCCTTCCAGCCCCACAGGCAGTAGCGCTCCATCTCCATCAGCAGGGGGATGAAGCTGTGGTACTTGACCGGCATGAGGGAAAGGGAGACCTCGCCGACCCGCATGCAGTGGCAATAATATTCCCCGTCATACAGGTCGCGCACGATTGTTGCGGTGTAGCCGCAGTCCATGAGGTACAGCAGGCAGGTGAACACCTTGCGGATATCCAGCTGCTTGCCGGTGCCTTGCAGCATTTTGCTGAGGTTTTTCAGCAGGAGGAATATGCAGACCGAGCGTTTGCCGTTTTGGATCATGCTGCGGCTGAGGCCGCCGTTGATCGTGTGATAGGCAACGCGTTCGGCGTTGACGCTCCTGGTGTACACGCGCTGTTCGAGCAGTTCCTGCGTTTCGTCCAAATCGAGCACGCGGTCGGAAAGGGACGGCACGGGGAAGGGGAAGGACTCGAGGAAGGGGAGGGAAAGGAATTCCCGGATGCAGCTGTCCGCGAGTTTGGGTGCGTTGCGTAAAAAGGCGCGGATGAAGTTGCGGGCGGGCTTGTCGCCGCCAAAGCTCCGGATGATCTTTTCGGAATCGAAGGTAAAGCAATCCCTGGACAAGCCGGCGCCGGTGATGATGCTTTCGAGAAGCAGGTGGTTCAGCATCATTGCGCAAAGCTCGCAGCGGACACGCTGGTTCATCGCGGGGTCGGATAACAAGGAGCCCCGGAATTTGAGCCGGAAGGTGCGGTCGAGCAGCTGCGTCACCGAGGAAAACTCATCCCGCGAGAGGTCGGCAACAAAGATATACGGCACGATGCGGTAGGCCCCCGGGCGCGGCAAAACACGCAGGGTCAAGACGGCGCTGGCCCGCTGGGGGTCGGGGCTATACTTCTGGAAAACCGTCATGCCATGATGGACCTCGCGGGAATACCCGGCGTTTGCCAGGTAAGACGCAAGGCGGGAGAGCTGGGCGTCGGCCTGCGGGCGCTTTTTCGGCAGGCGCGCCGAGATGGTGTAGGATGCGTTTGCTACATCTGAACAGGCGGTGACGCTGGCCATGTCCAGCGTCAGCCTGCGGAATTCCCGCATGGGACGCTGCCCACGCGACCATCCGGCCTGGCTACGGCAGCGCTGGTATTCCGGATAGAGCAGCAGCGCGTCGCCGTGGTAGGCAAAGACCTCGATGCGGACCGCGATGGAAAGCTTGTGCCGGATCTCGCGTTCGTTATAGCTGAGCCCCTCGCCGGGAAGAAGCGCGGAAATCTGCCGTTCGAGGCCCAGAAGAACTGCGTTCATCGCGCGGCCATAGACCATAATATCGTCAATCAGCACGATCGAGGGGAATTTGCCGTGCTGCTTTAGGTGGGTTACCAAATCGCCTGCGCGGGCGAGAAGGCCGCTGTCTGTCATCAGCGAGCCGGGAGGGATGTCGAAGCGGTTCTCCTTTTGCGCTTCAAACAGGGTCGAACAGCCGCGCGCCAGCAGGACTTTGTAGGGGAAATCGTGATAAGTCGCAAAGATATACGAAAAAAAGGCCAAAAAATCCCCTCTCAGATTTTCCCGCCTTTGCGTGGAAGCTCCCGTCCCGTTTGCCGGAAGCACAGCAACCTTTGCATTCTTCATCTATATCTTCCTTTTCAATCGTGCGGATGTTTTGTAAAGCAGGGATTTGCGCACGCGGTATTGCATCTAGGGATGACCTTGTTTGAAAATTGCCCGCACGCGCATCGGCGGGCTTTTTCCGCCACTGGGTGTGCTTCCAAGTTATCACCTAGTATAGATCCATTTGATTATGAACCTAACCAAGGATTGTTGGGAGGCATAAAATGTTACAGAAAATTTACAGAAAGTTCACAAACAACAGCAAAATCGCTATCATATAAAAGCCTGTATTCATATTTTACGCTGCGTTTTGCGGTTTGTCAACAACATTTCAGTTACAGCCAGGGTATTTGAATGAGTAAACAAATCATGAACAGAAAGCAGAACAGACAATTTTATCCAAAAAAGACTCATCGAGCAGACACTTGAACTGCTTATCCGAAAAGCTGCCGCGTACAGCGGTGTCAGATTTCAAAAGGTTATACGCCCAGTGCCGGATCACGTTCAGATTTTCAGCGGAATTGTCGGCCCTGGCTCTGCTTTCATCCTCCCGGAGCTGCATATCCAGCACCCAGTGCAGCTGGTTTTCAATTCCCCAGTGGCTGCGCTTTGAACGTAAAACCTGATTTACGGTCATGCTGTGGCCAGACAACTTTTTTGAGAATTTCGGACAATGAAAGTGAGAATTTTCCGTGCAAATCTAGGAAGCAATTCCTAGCCCTGTCCACTTGCATAGACGGCTCCTAAAATGAAAGCAGCCGCCCATGCAAAAGGGCGGGGACTTTTGATAGTCAGGAGGGACGGCTAACGCCGCCCTCCTGCTGCTATCTGCGGGCTTATTCAGCCGGTGCCAAAACGCCCTCTTCCTGCGCTGCGAGATACTCAGCGACGGGGATTACATACGCCTCGGGGATATTCTCGATCTGGCGCTTATCGTTCTTTACAAGCACGGCATAAACCGATACCATATACTGTTTAATTCTCATTTATTTTGTCCTCCTTCAAATTGTGCGACACGCTGCTCAAGGGCAGCGATTTCCTCATACAGGCCAGCAAGCACCTCGTAAATATCGATGTTCTGCCGTTCGGCCTGCTCGGCCCGCTCCCGGGCAATTTCCGCAATGCCTTTTTTCGGCGTCAAATATGTCATTCGTAAGCACCCCCAAACCCGGTAATCGAAACCTCGCCTTCGTAGCCCTCATTTTTTGTGATGGTAAAGCGGAAGTCCACACCCCATTTACCAGCCGTTTTGGCCTTGTTTTGGAAATTGTACACCCGGTTCAGCAGCACCATTGCAGTAATATCCTCCCACGCGGGCGCTTCGTCGAACGCATTGTTGCAGGCTTCAATCTTGGCAGTCGCGCCCGCAACATTCCACGTCGGGCTGACCAGCACCTTTGTCGCGGCGGTGTCGGTTTCCTCGGGCGCGGCGAGCCGGAAGCAGATCACAGTTTCCCTTTTCGAGAACGTCCACACCCGCACCGCAGCGGCATTGCCGTCGGACGCTTCCACGCGCAGCTGGTGGTTTCCGTTTGCGAGTGTCAGCCAAACCTCGCGCGGCACGGTAACGGCCTGCGCCTGCCCGAGCGTAACCGGATAGGCGCGAAGCTGCACGTTGTCAACAAATTCCGTAACCGTTACAGCGTCACTTTCCGCGTCGGTAACGGTATAGCTTTGCGAAAAGCTGCCGGTTTTCAGCCCCAATGCTGAGTCCTGTCCGGAAATCACGGGCGCGGTATTGTTATTGACCGGGCGCGTTGGCGAAGTGACATAGCCACTGTAGGCAGTATGCGCATCGTAAGCGCGCACGCGATAGGTAACGGTATTCCAGCCCTTTTCGAGCGTGTCAGTATAGGTCAGCGCCGTGCCATTGTAGACCTCAGCCCAGCTGCCGCCGTTCAGCTGGCGTTCCAGGCTGTAGCCTGCCAGATCGCCGTCGCTGTCGGAAGCCGCGCCCCAGGTAACAGCGAATGCCTGCCCCGCGTTAACTATTTCAGGCACAGCAATCGACGCCGGAGCGCTTGGGGCGTTATTGTTCAGCACCGTGATCTGCTGGCTGGTACGCCATCCAGACTGCAAGCCCTCGCTGTCGTAAGCCTTAACGCGATACATCACCGACTCCGTACCAAACGCGACTGTGTTCGTCGTGCTGCGCCCGCTGCCCTGATAAATCTGCGTCCATGTGCTGCCGCCGTCCACGCTGCGCTCTACAATGTAGCCCTCAAGGTTGCCCTCCGCATCGGTGCTCACGCCCCATGATACCGTAATCGTACTGCCGCCGCTAATCACGTCCGGAATACTGATGCTTACCGGCGTTTCCGGTTCTGTGTTTAGCGGAAGAATTTTAAGGGTATCAGTTCCTACGCCTGATGCCTCAAGCGAATAAACTCCTTTAACACTTTTGAAGTTTGTATGAAAGCTGAACTGTCCGTTTTCCCACTCTTCCAAAATAGTTATACTTGCATTAAGCTTTTCGCCTGATGAATATGTAATGTTTTCGACTAATACTGTAGAGGTCGGAGACTTGGGGACGGAGAAGTATAATTCCGCTTTGGTAACATACTCATTTATGAACCATGCTGATACCTCAATTGTTTCGCCAACACGGTAAGTTTTTTTGAATGGATTTAATTTAATATAGCAACCTATGGTTCCATAAATGTCTTCTTTCCGTTCATAACTAAACGTCTTTGATGCCATAAGACCCCTACCTTTCTCCTTTGTTACACATAGATTTTCCTTGCGGCGGGGTCGTAGATACCGGACTGGATCGCAACCGAATCCACCGCAGGGAAGGTCACAAGGAACACATTGTTTACCATATTGTTTAGCGTCGCGTCCTTGAGCACCTTGATCTCCCGCGCATTATCAGCAATCTGCCTGTCATGCTCCATGAGCAGCTGCCGGTTAATGAAAATACCGTCGTCCATGTGGTTCATATTCTTCTGGCTGACCGGCGTACCCTCCTGGATAACCTTGCCGGAAATGATATCCTTGATGTGGTCGATCCAGCCGATCTTTTCATACGGTTCCATTTTCGGCTTCCGCCTCCATTTCTAAAATATTGTACTTAAATGCGATATACAGCCCCTTGCCGGGAGTCTTGGTAAAGACACGCTCGCCGGTCGCGGCGATGGTATCGCCGTCCGTGTCGACCAGTTCCACGTTGGACACATCACCGAGAAATTCCTCATCAAAATAGACGTAGATGCAGATTTCCTCGCCGTCAACCATCGTACGGAAAAGCGGGATGGTCTGCGGCTCGCCGTTCAGGGTAAAAGCGGCGTGGTCGATGGAATCCACGAACCGCCGCCCGATTTTCTGTATACCGATATCGGTCAGAGTTTTTGCCATTTGGGGTCTCCTTTCATAGTAAAGTGTCGGGTGAGCAGCGGGAGGTTTCGGCACACCGCAGATACCGTTTTTCGCCGTCCTGCGGGCGTGCTTCGATCGCGATTTCAGAATCAAAACCCTGATAAAGCGCGTAGGTATCATAGTGGTAAAGTTCCTCGGATGCGCCAATTTCGGCAACACGTGGGAACTGTACTTCACCGGATTCCGCGCGGTCATAGGCTGCAAGGCTAGACTCGACCAGATACCCATGCGATGCAAGGTGCGGCCATACGCCGCAAACAATCTCGTTGCATCGGGGATAGTCCGACCAGCCGTGCTCAAGCTGCGACCGGAACACGAGGTTGTTCCCGTGCTGCATCCCGTAGGCGGGACGGCTGCTGCCCTCCTTGATCTTGCAGACCTCCGCGTCAATTACGCCGAGGTTACACACGCCGCTTTGCCCGCTGCCGTCCAGCCAGACAATGAACTCTGCCCAGCGTTCCGGGTCTTGCAGCGAGACCCGTTCAATGGAACTTTTCTCGTAGCCCAATGCGGTCAGCGCGTACAGGATGCCGCGTTTTGTGCCGCCCCACTCAGAGATAATGCCTTTCATTGCAAGGCGCGTGCGGTACGCTTCCGCTGTCTCTCCCGGCAGGCGCGGCATATCGCGGTCTTGCCCATGCACAGGGAGCATCACCTCGGACGCGGTCATGACGTTGGACTCTTCGCGCACCCGGAAAAACGCCTGCTTCACCCGGTCGAACTCGCGCCCAACCACTTTGAAGAATATAAAGAATTGGTTGATTTCCCGCCGTCCTTTTTTCAGCGGCGCAAACAGCAAATCAAACATGTACTCGCCGAACGTCTCAAAGCGTTTCATGCGCTCACGCCCTTTCTACCGTCACGGAAACCGCTCCCAAAATGATAACCTGATCCCTGTCCAGCTTCACGTCTGCGGCAGGCAGGGTGACCACTGCGTTTGTCACATCGCTGCACCCGCTGCGGACAGCGTGGTTAATATCGGAGCGGTTCAGCTCGTACAGCTTCCGGCCCTTGCGGACGGCAAGCAGCTCGGTCAAAACGGCCTTGACGCGGTTTGCGGTTTCCTCCGCGTCCGTACCGCTGCCGACTGTAACCGTAACCGCAATATCCTGTCCGACCGTAACAGACGATTTCACAAGGATATCGTCATACGGCCCTGCAATCTGCCCCACCGCTTTCCGGACGGCGTCCAGAAGCCCCTCGGTCGCTTCTCCCGCCGTGCCGGTCACGATCACGTCAACCGTACCCTGACCGCGCGGATGCTGGCAGTCGGCCTGCGCGAACAGCACGCCTGGAACGCCTTCGGCAACGTTGACAAACGCTTCCTCGATCGCCCGCTGCGCCAGCTCTGACCACGACCGGAGCGTCCGCATGCGGGCGCTTTCGTCGTCCTCAGTGTCGCTGCCCTCGCGGGTGATCCAATCCTCGGCGTTGCGGATTCCCACCTCGCCAAGATAGGCCAAGGAGCGTGTGATCTGCCCTTGCGGGACGTTCCACCGCGCGCCCTCGGCTTCGGCCTCGACCGGTACGTCGACCGCCGCCGCGCCTTTTTTCAATACGGTTGTTTCAAGCGCAAAGAACCGCAGCTCATCGCCGTTGATATCCTGCGCAGTCTTAAACACCGCGCCGCGCGGAATCTTAATCGCTTCCCCGTCCGCGTCGAGCCTGGAAACGGTCACAAGCCCCTGCGTTTTCTGCGCCTTCTTGCGCTTCTTAGAATAATCCGCCATTTTCAGGTCGAGCCAAACGCCGGACGCGTGCGACACAAACAGGTTGTTCAGAACCAGCCGCAGCAGGTTCAGCAGCTCGATTTCGACCCGCAGCACAATCATAAGCATTGTGTGGAAAATGCCGCCCGAATGGAAATTCGAGATCACGAAGCCCGCCTCTTGCAGCTCGGCGATCTTTTCGTCGCGCAGCTCGTCAAGCTCGGGGACGGGTAAAACCGCGTCCAGTATTTCCTTGTCAATCACCGTTGATCACCTCCACGCCGACCGGGTCAACCGCGATATTCAGCTGCCGGGGATTGTCCTCATCCGCGAACCGGAACGCCGCCCGGACGATGAGGATATCGCTGTCAAAATCCAAAGTTACCGTGATGCTTTCCGGCGCGATTACCTCGCGCCGCCGCAGCTTGCTTGTCACGCGCTGCACGATTTCCAGCCTTGTCAGCTCGTCCGGCTCGGACTGGATAAACTCGTAAAGCCCCCAGCCCCATTCGAGATCATAGAACAGATCCCCTGGCTGCGTGAGCGCTTCCAGGATGATGTTTTGATACAGGCAATCGAAGTCCGAGCAGAGCGGCGCGTCGCCGTCCGCTGCCTGCGTGAGCCGCCAACGTCCGTCGAGCCGGATATCGGTATCGTGCAGCCCGGTCACAGCCGCACCTCCCCGATAATCGAAGGGGTGAGCTCGCCGAACGGCAGCGCGACCGCGACGATCGCACCGCTTTGAAACTGCTGCCTTGAACGGATTTGCGGCAGCGTCGGGAATGCTGGGTCGATGCTGCCGAACCTGTCCAGCACGGTCAACGTGTATTCGTACCAGTGCGCCTCAATGTGCCCCCGGTAGTGCCCACCGGTTTCGTCGTTGTAGATCACCAGCTCGCGCCATTCAAACGTGCCGAGCGGCCTTACTGATCCGACCCGCGCATAGACGACAGCGGGCAGTTTCAAATGCGGGTAATCGACCGCGACCGCCTTTTTCAGCACCGAATTAACCATTTCTGCAAGCATAATGCGCTCCTTAAAAATAGATGTATGTGCGGATGAAGCCGGAGTCGTTGGTGGTTGAAACCACCTTGGAAACCTCAAACGTACCGTTCACCCCCGGGTGGATCAGGTTGATTTTATGAGAGTGCTTCACAAACGGCGCGGAGACCGTTTCAAGCTCCCACACGCCGCCCGCACGGTTAAGCGCGATAATGTTCACACCGTACTCGAACGTGTAGATTTTCGATTGCTCCGGCTTTTCGTCCCAGTAGAACACACCGCCCGAAAAGAAGAACAGCGGATGAATCCCCCATGCGGCGTTGACCGTGTTGATCGCCTGCACGACACTCTGCTGCCGGATGGGCAGCTGCCGCCGCACAGGATAGCTTTTGCCTGCCAGCTTCATTTTTGAAATGCCCGCCCGCGCAAGGAAATAAGTAATGAGCTCCTGCGGCGTAGAATCCATAAAGGTGTCGTTTATGACGGTCTCCTCGAGCAGCAGCATTTCGTCCTTCAGGTTGACCTCGTTGACGTAAGCGCCGCCGTCGTACTGCTTCGCGACGAAACCGGAAAAAACTTCATCCAGCACGCCGTTGTAGCCCATTTCGATCGAGCCGGGAGCCTTGCGCGGCAGGGTGATCTTCGGCTTGTACTGTCCCGTGAACCGGATTTTTGCCCAGTCGAAATAAGATGTTTCGTCTGAATAGATTTCCACCTCAATGCCGCGTTCAAAGGTGTATCCCCCGGCGTGCGCCGCAATCTGTGGATAATAAAGCTCAGTTGTTTGCATGGGTTCCCTCCTAAAACGGCAGCCTTGAAACCGCGTCCAGCGCCCCGAGGATGCCCGCGCTGTCAAACGCCGGGGATTTGTCAAGCTTTGGGTTCAGGTACTTCTGGTTCGTGACCGACAGCCCCGCGCTGATTGCGCTGGACATTCCGGAAAGGCCGGAAGGGCCGGAAGCCGCCGCCCCACGGCTACCAAGGTAGTTTTGGTAGTCCGCATTGAGGCTGCCTGAACCTGCGCGGGAGCCTGCCGCCGTACCCGAGCCGGAAACCCTTACCGCCGTGATCGTCTGTGGGATGTACTCCCATAGTTCAAGGTTTGCGGTGAGCTGGGATTTCTTGCTTTCGTACTTGTGGGTCAGCTTCTTAAAAATCACTTTTTCGATGCCGTGCGCGGCGGTGTCCTCACTGACAATCGGGATGGGCTGCGGAACCTCCTGCCCAGGGGAGCGGAACACGGCCCGCAGCACCTCATAGCGTTCATATTTGGTTTGGGTCTGGGTATCGTCAAGGATCAGCTCAATGTTGACCTTCGCGTCCTCGTAGCCGGTCGCCTGCTTGGGCTTGGTCGCGCTGCCTTCCACCTCCTGCTCGTCGACCTTGGCGCTTTCCGTGACCTCAATGCTTTTGAGCAGGCCGGGGAGGACAACCCCGTTGAGCTTAATGCGTTCGTCTTCTACATAAATCATGGCCGTCCTCCTTTATGCGGGCGCATAGGCCGCGTCCGGGTCGCCCTCTGGATCAATGTCGCCGTTTGCATTCGCGTAGTCTTCAACCTCCCGCAGCAGCGCCAGCAGCATTTGCAGGTCTTTGATCTTCTTCAAATCGATCTGCAACAGCAGCTTTTGGATGATCACGCTTTTCGCGCTGTCATTCCCGCTGACGCTATCCGATTCCTCGCCGCTGCGGCTGCTGTTTTTATCCCGCAGGCTGACCTTTGGGGCAGGCTCGTAAGAAAATGCCGGCCAATCCAGCGTGGCCGGTTCGCTGGAAAGCGCTGCCTGTATTCCGGAAAGCCCCTGCCGCACCGCCTCGGCAGGCGCGTTTTGTTCCAGCGTCAGTCCGCGTGCGTAGGTGGTCATGGTGCGCTGCCCAGACAGGGTGAGCGTGGACAGCGGCCCCTCTTTCGCGTCAGAAAAGGGAAGCATATTGCGAATATGTTGCAACCCGCCCTTAACCGCTGTAACAGCGCCGCCAAACGCGGAGCGGATACCGTTTGCAAAGGTGGAAACCACCCGGGAAGCATATTGCGAATATTTTGCAACCCGCCCTTCACCGCTGTAACAGCGCCGCCAAACGCGGAGCGGATACCGTTTGCAAAGGTGGAAACCACCCGCTGCCCGGACTGGAAAAACCAGCTTACCGCGCCCGAAACCGCACTCTTGATGCTGTTCAGGCCGTTTGAAAAGGCTGCGCGTGCGCTGGCGAGTTTCTGGCTCACGCCCTGCACGATACCGCCCATCGCCCCGCCGAACTTGGCGCGGATTTCAGACAATTTTCCGCCGGTCAAATGATCGAGAAAGCTGAAACCGGCAGTATAGACCCCTTTTACGCCCTCCAAGCCAGCTGCCGCGATGCCGGGAATACCGCCGCCGTGGCTTTCGTAGGCTGCGCGCATATTGTCCAGCTTTTCTGAAACAGTGGCCTTTGCCGCATCCAGTACTGCTCCAGCGGCTCCAGCTGCGGCCCCCAGCGCCCCTTTGACAAAGTCGATGCCCGCGCCAACCGCGCCCTTTACGGTGTTGATCACTGAGATTACGCCGTTGCGGAACCACTCGCATTTGTTCCACAGCAGCACCAGCACGGCGATTACGGCGACAATTCCGATCACGACCCATGTAACGGGGTTCGCGAGCAGCGCTGCGCCGAATGAAACAACGCTTGAAATCATACCGCCAATCGCGCTGATAAACGGTGCGGCAACGCTCTGGATTGTCGAAACAACCGTGCCGCCCGCTGTGCGTATCACGGAAAAACCGCTCCGTATCCCGTCCCCTGCGTACATCCCGTATAGCCGTATGGTTTCCAGCGTCGAGGGGATATTTTTGACCGACCTGATAAAACTGCCGCCGAGCGACGCGGCTTTTGTAAAGCCGATGCCAAGCCCGCCGACCACAGTGAGTGCCATACCGCCGACCGCAAGGAAACTGCCAAGCCCGAGCACAATGGTCATCAGCACGCCGACAAGCTCCTGGTTTTCGTCGATCCATGCGCCTACTTTGGTAAGGGCCTGTTCGCCGTAACTCATGAAATTATTGACCGCAGGCAGCACCGAACCTCCGATCGCCTCCGCTACGTTATGTAACCGCTGCCGCAAACGCTCGAAGCGTTCGGGCTCGGTCTCCTGCATCGCGCCCGCCATCTGGGCGGCGACGCCCGTGCCCTGGCCCATCGCGTCGTACAGGCTTAAAATATTGTCCTGCAAATCGCCGGTTTTGGAGTACATGAGGTCGATCAGCGCGACCGCCTCGGTATCGCCGAACGCCTTTTGCAGCTCCATTTTTTCGGCGGCGTCCATCGTTTCGCCGAACTTCCCGCGCAGCTGCGCGAGGATTTCCGGCATGGATAAAAGCTGGTTGTTCGCGTCGAGGAAGGACAGGCCGAGCGCTTCGCCGCCCTTTGCCGCCGTGCGCAGGAACGCCTTGTATTTTGTGCCTGCTTCCGAACCGCCCATCGTGGCTTGCAGCATGCCCAGTATGGCAAGCTGTTCCTCAAGCGGCACGTTGGCGGTCGTAGCCGACGCGCCTAATGTCTGGATGCCCTGCGCCATGCCGGAACCGCTGGTTTTGAACGCCCGCACGCTTTCCGAAATGCCCGCCGAGAACATCTCGCCGAACTGGATATCACTCAGGTCATCGTAGTACCCCTTATAAATGCCGTAGCCGGTTGCAAACAGCGAGGTCATTTCCCCAGCCGTTGCTTTGGTCGCCTTCGCGGTCAGAGCCGCGAGGCTGGTGTACTCGGCGACGCCCTCGTCGGACAGCGATGCAATGCCGCTTTTGATATCGTAGGCCGCACTGATAAAATCGGCCTTTGACGTGCCGCTCCACTGGTCGGAAAAGCTGCGGGCAGCGGTTTCCAACGCGTCCAGGTCGCGCACGCCAAGCGAGGACAGCTCTCCGAGCGCCCGCTGCGTCTCGAAGGTCGCCTCGACTGGGGCCAGCGCCGCGCCCACGATCTGGCTCCCCATTTCGGCCATGACCGCGCCGGTTTTCGCGGCGCTGCCAAAGCCTGCGCTCAAGGAATCCAGCCGCGAAACGCTTTCGCCAACGCTTGACGAAACCCGCGCCATCGGGCCGGTCAGATTGTCGATCATGTTCATCACAAGCGACAGCTTAAATACCGATTCCAGGCTCACATGCGTTTCACCTCCCTGCGCTATCCCTCGGAAAACACTGCCGAAATGGCCCTTGCGAGAATGTGTTCCTCCATCTCCTGTACCACGCGGGCTTTTGCCAGGAAGCTGAGGAATTCATCGATATCGGTGATCTGTTCCGGGTCAAACCGCTCTAAGAGGGGCGGAGGGAGGAAACGGTAGATTTCCAGCAGCCCGCGTTCCACCAGGCTTTCCCGCACCTCCGCGATCTTCCCGCTTAGAGCCGCTTCAAATTTACCGAATCGGTGAGGCCGAGGATTTCGGTCAGCTTGCCGCCGACCGTGATGCCTACGCCGGGGTATTCCTCCATGTCGGCGGTCAGGCGGTCGCGGTCCTCGTCGGTTACGCAGTCCAGCATAAACGCACGGCTTGCCTTTGTAATGCCGATCTTTGAGGCGGTTTTGACATAGCGGTCGTAGCTCGTGATGCTGGGCCGTTTGAAAAAGTAAGCGAATTCCTGTTCATGCTCGTCGTCAACCGGGATGGTCAGCCCCACGCGGTAAACCTTGCCATACTTCGCTTTGAGCGCGTCTTCGTCGGAAGCCTGCGGTGCAAGCGTATTGATGCCCTTTGGCGCAATCACGTTATTTTCGTTCATACTGTAACCTCCAAAATTCTCATTTATCCTGTCCTTAAAGCGGTTCGACGCCGTCCTCAATAATGCCGCCGACGATCATGAAATCAATATCGACGCTCAGGCTTTTGTCGCCTTGTGAAGCCTTGTGCGAACGCTTTGTGAACTTCACCTTTTTTAACTCATCCTGTCGGGTGCGGTCGCCGTCATTGGCGTAAGAAACCACAACAGACGGGAAATCCATCTCGTAAAAGGGTGTACCCTGCGCCTTGCAGTAATCCAGCAAAGCGTCGTAATCGTCGCGCAGCATCGTGACCTTGCCGGACGATTTGTAGTTGCCGTCGCCGTAGCCGCGCGGCCTGTGCCCGTAGCCGTAAGCCTCCTCACGCTCAAACTCATCGTCATAGCTGATTTCCTGCGGCACGAATTCCAGGCCGGGAATCTTCACGTCAACATCGCCCCAGTCATAGGCTTTCCCGTTCACTTTCAGTGACATAGGCTGATCCTCCTTCCGTTAAGCGGTAATCGGCGCGCGCCCCAGGTCAATGTCGATCTCACGGATGTAGCCGCGCGATTTGTAGCGCACCTTGAGCCACAGCGTTTCATCCTCGAAAAAGGTTTCCTCGTGGCCTGGGAGCACCGTAGTCTCATAGCTGCTGATCTCCTTGTCCTCGACCATGCGGTCAAGGGGGATCGAAATGAACTTGGCGCGCGCTTCAAGCTCATTCTGGATATCCTCTACGTCAATATCGTCGTTGAGCAGCAACAGGCCCTTCTTCCGCATTTCGCGGATGATTTTGTTACGCACGCGCACATCCTCAGCATAGCGGTAATCGCTGCCGTCCGGGCACATCATTTTGGTGTGGTACACGTACAAATCGTCCAGCCCGTCGTACTCGCGGAAGGTCAGATACCCGGCATTGTCGAGGAATTCAATAATCGTGTTGTTGTAGCCCGCCGGGAGCAGCCCGGTCAGCTTGCTCCTCTGGACGCCAAAGCCCGCTTCCAGCCGTGTTTTGCCGATGCAGACCTGTACGGGGGCCTTCGCGTACAACCCGGAAACCAGCCCCGCGAGGTTAACCGCCCGCGTCGTGCCGTCCAGCCGGACAAGCTGCCCCCACGCCGCGCACACCTGAAGATCGGTATTGCGGATTTTCCTGCGGTCGGCCTCCATCTGGAAAGCCCAGTCGTAAAGATCGCCGCTGCCGTCGCCGTCCTCGGTCGGGAAAGCGGCTTCAAGCAGTACGAACGCGGGCTTGTGGTATACGGCCATTAGCTCCTGCTGTGCTTCGCTGAGCGCCTGCCAGAGCGGCAGCGCGCTTTCGCCTACAATGTGGACAAACTCAAATTCCTGTGAGAACTGTTTCAGCTTGTCAAATGCTGCGAGAACGTCGCCGTTTGTCATTGTCGGCGCGGTGGTCTCAAACGAATACATATCGTCTACCGCAAAGGAATTCAGATATTTTTCGTCTGTCTTTCCCGTGAATTTTAAGGAAAGGCCCGTGCCTGTGATTTCGTAATCGCCGGTCAAGGGGACAGTGACCTCGTCGGTGAAGCTGTAGCCGCCGTTGATTGAAATCTGGAAGGCTGCGGTATTGAGCTCCCCGGAGCCGGTTAGCCGCACGACCACCGAAAAGGCGTTGTTCGGTGAACCCGAAACCGTTACGCTGCCGCCGCCTTTGCCCTCCTTCTGTACCTCGCCAATCGTGCCCGCCGTCGCAGCGGCAACCGGGATGCAGAACAGGCGCGCCGCGCCGCCCTGCACCGCGTCCATCGCCGCGTCCGCCAGCGGGGACAGGCCGAGCCGCGTCTGGATTTTCGCCGCGTCCATGTCGCCGGTAATGATCACCGGCGTGTCGGACACGACCGGCGACGCGCCGATCTTCACATGCAGGCCGTCGCCGGTCGCAGTCGCGAAACCAAGCAGGCCGTCTGAAACATGGGTGTTAACGTCTCTCAGCATGTTATTTCACCGCCCTTGTCCCCATCGGCGCGCCCGTGAATGTTTTTACGGCAAGGCAAAAATCCGCCTCCGACATGACCCTCCCGGGCCTCCAGCCGTTTGCGGCGCAGACCCCGGCAAAAACCGGCTTGCCCACGCCCAGCCGCGCGCGGTGCTCTTCTATGGGAAGCATTTCTAAGGACTGCGCGGACGGCTGCATTTCGGCTGCGCCGTCCGGCAAATTCGTTTTAGTTGCCATTTGCAGGCTCCTTTCTCATCATATTTCTTTCAACCTCTTTGACTTCAACATGCCGTAGCGGCGCATAGCCGGTATCGCGGTACAGCCCGCCGTGGAAGGTGACCGCAGTCTGAACGGCGACCTTTGCGCGCAGGAGGGAATCGTCCGCATCCACCCAATCCGAGCCTTCCACCGTGATCTCGACAAAATTGCCGTCCACGTAAAGCCCCGCGTCCAGGCTGGCAAGGAAACGCTCAAAAATCCCCTCGGCTGCGTCGTCGGTATACTCGCCGATCACGGTGCTGAAAGTGATGGAGCGGTCAAAGACCCTGCGCCGTTTGTGTTTCGCTCCCTCTTCGTCCCGGTATCTCTTTTTGGAGCCGTTCCGGGCGCACTCCTCACGCTCGAACAGTACCGCGCCGACGTGCGATTCCATGCACTTTTCCAGAGATTTTTTTGTGGTATAAATGCGGGTTTTAATGCCTGCTTCCCTGAGCTTTGCAATCAGGTATTGCTTACATTCCGCGTAAAGCACGCGTTCAGCCCTCCTTCCCGATAAAGTCCTCTACAGTGGCCTTTAGATCCTGCATATCCTCCTCTGAAAGCCCGAGGAAGGGGCGGGCCGGGATTTTGATACGCACCTGCTTTTTGGACACCCACCGCCCGCCGATCTGGAAGCGCAGCGCTTTTGCCCTCCGGGCCCGGATGGTGCGCCCCGGTTCGCCGAACTGGTGGGTCGCGGCGTGCTTGGCGTTCGTGCCAACCGCAAAGCCGGTTTCATCCGATTTGACCTTGATGGAATTGCGAAGCTGGGCGGTCTGCACCAGCGTTTTGCCGCCCTCCTGCGCCGCGCGGACAGAGGTCTTCCAGCGCCGCCCGTCCGGGCTTTTGCTTTGTTTGAACCGCTGCAAGGTTGAAGTACGGGCGGCGTGCCCGAGGGCGCTGTTGATCTTTTTTTTATCAAGATCGGCAAGGCTGCGGATTTTGCCGAGCATTGCCCGCGTGTCGCCCTCAAGCCGGATGCTGTACATCTTAAAGCCCCTTCATGCTGGCGCGGCTGAACAGGCGCGGGCTGGACTGCACCGTAAAGCCGGTTGCAGCTGCGCTTACCGGGTCGCTGTCCTCATCGGCCCCGATGGAGACCTTGCCCTCGGCAACCAGCGTCAGGAACCTGACCGCCGCATTATAGCGGGTCAGGTAGATTTCTGCGTCGCTGTCTTTTTCGATGCCCATGCGCGAAAACAGGTTATAAAGTGCAATGTCCTTTGAAAACTTATTGATTACTTTGGGTATCACCGTTAAAGGTACAGGATACCGTTTGGCGAGATAGCCGTCGATCTCGCCGTCCGCGTCTGCGATTGCAGTATCGATCAGCGGGGCCATCAGCGCTTCGCGATCGTCCGCACCGGGCCGCAATTCGTCGCCAATGATGGGGTCGAGCGCCCCTTCCTTGAGCATTTCGCGGACTTCCTCACGGGTGCTGTAATGCATTTTGTATTCTCCTTACATAAAAATGGATATTATGTTGTATTGCTGACGAGTGCAGGCGAACGCAGTCGCCCGCTATCGTAAGGCGCTTGATTTGCGATATCATAAAATCATCTGCATATGGAGGCTGATTTTGAAATGCAAATCTATCCGGAAGTCCTGATCCGCACCATCTTTGGCATGAGCCGAAAGAACATACACCCTTTGTCCTACGCCGTACACATCACAGCCGAGCGGCTGTTTGTCCAGCATATCAGCATTGACGAGCTGCTCTTTACCAAAGATATATACCCCACAGCAGCCAGGCTGCTGGATAAAAAGCCGGTAAATGTTACGCGCCGGATTGAGCGCCTTGCAAACCACTGCCAGGACAAGCTGCTTGCCGACGGCCTTGTTGAAAAATATATCGGCAAGCCTGCTGACGATCTTGGTGACCCGCATAACCTGATTATCTACTTAGCGGTTTACGCCTATCTGGGCGAACCATTTTACAAAGCGTTGCAGCTCTACCCGGAGCTTTTCGCCAGTCAGGTGGATTTGCCGTCGCTGCCGTAGGCCATCTGCCAGAAGCCGTAGCCCGCGTTGCCGCGCGCGTCCACGCCGTAGAGGAACTGCTTGCTCATAAAGACGTTGTCGTCGGTCTCGTTGGTCTTGGATACAAATTTCGGCTTTTTGCGCTCCTGGTAGATCAGCGGCTTGACCGGCTGCGTCGTACACAGCAGGAACCATGCCGAATCATGCCCTGCCAGCTGCGGCGCAACCAGCGGCTTTGCCGTGCCCTGCATGGTGTTCTTTGTGCCATTGATGAAGTCCGCAACCAGGATATCACGCGCTTCTTTTTCCAGCGCAGGCGGCACGACCAGCTTGTCCGGGACAAGCGCCAGCGGCTCGCCTTTGCTGTTGGTCAGCGACATCATAGAAGCCCGCGCGGCGATATACGCGTCAAGCGACAGCTTCGCGTGGCTCATATTGGAAACCGTTTTGCCGCCGGTTTTGTGCGCGTCGGAGAAGAACGGCTTGCCGTCAAAGCATTTGGAGGTGAAGCCCTCTGCCAGCAGACGGAAGATCAGCTTGTCTGGGTTTTTTGCCGCGTTCTGCGCAAGGGCTGAGATGTTGGAACTCCAAAGCCTGATCCGGTCGTCCTCGATCACGTCGCGGTCAATACCGATCGTCGCTTCGTAGGACTTGTTTTTGATGGTGTACTCGCTTGCCGTAAGGTTCTGGATTTCGCGCTCGCCGATCCACTCGCGCATACCGGGGATATCGCCCAGCCATGCATAGGTTTCGGTGTCGGTGGTGGACGGGGTTACGGTCGCAATCTCCGGATAAAGCGGTTTATAATCGCCGAGCGCCTTATTAAAGATAGTGTTAAAGCCGACGTAAATGCCGCGCAAATTCTGCGGGGTAATCATCATAGTAGGTTGTCCTCCTTATTAGAATAAGTGTCAGGTAGTGGCCGCAGCGGCAGCCGGGACGGGCGTGCCCAGCTGCACCGCAACACCGTTTTCATCGGCCCGGAGTACCAGCCCCGCAACCGACGCGCCCGCCGCAGCCGCCGTGACCGTCTGGTCGTCCTCGATATAGCACGGCTGCAAGAGGTGCTTTGCCGTGACCTTGTCTGCGGCGGTCGCGCTGTTCGCGTAGACGAACACGCCGCGCAGGGCCTTCACGGTTTCCGCGCCGTCCGCGCCGGGGTTTGTCACCGTTTCCTCCGCGCGCCCGACCGCTGTCAGCCCCGCTGCCTTTATGCCGGGGACGGCATAGCCGTCTGCGTCCAGTGCGACGATCGCGCCCTGATAGATGGTGACGCCGCCCTTGACAGGCAGTGAAAGCAGCCTGCCGCCGTTCATGATTTCAGGAGTGTCCCGTTCCATAGTCAATGCCGCCATGTGTCAGCCCTCCATGCCGTATTTCTTCACATCTTCTTCGCTGAGCCCGAACTCCTTGCAGGCGATCATGCTGATCCTGTCCTGTGAACCGGAATTCAGCGCCATGCCGCCAGCGGGGGCCGCTTCACCCATTGGAACGATCTGCGGGGCTTTCTCGACGAACGCCGCGAACCCCTGCGGGTCGCTCAGGGCGTAGCTTTTTGCCCAGTCCTTCTGGGGCGGGGTCAGCTTACCCGCCCGGAGCGCCAGCGTGACCGCTTCTTCAGCGGCGCGGTCGGCGTTCTGCGCCTTGAGCGCTTTCAGCTCCTCGAGCACGTTCACGCCGTCCACGATGCCGCCTTTAAGCTCCATAATCTTTGCGTTTACGTCCTCGACCGCCGCGCCCGCCTTGAGGCCGAGCAGCTCACAGACCGCCTTATTCGCGACAACCTTATCGTCTGCGGGCTGCTGCCCCTCCTTGAGGCTTTTGTTTTCCGCGAGGCACGCCTTGACCGCCTCCATGATCTGCTGCTCGTCTGCGTTCGCGTCCAAGCCGAGCAGCTCCGCCAGTTTTGTCATATCCATATTGGGTTGTCCTCCTTCAAAGGTATCGGAATTTACGATCGGGGCCATGCCCCGGATTGCGGGGGTATTGGTCAGCGCCAGCGAGTGCAGCTGCACGACCTTGTTGTCCGACTTGCGGACGTTTACGACAGGGGACAGGTAGCGGTATTCGCGGTTTTTGAGATATTCCGCGCCGCGCGGCGTCCATTCCACAACCGCCTGGATGCAGCCGTCCGCGAGCTTCAGCTCCTTGACCCATCCGGCGGCGGGCGCTTGCGTGCCCTTTAGCGTTTGGTGCTCGTAGTCAATTACCACGTCAACGCCTCGTTTTGCGATATTGGCGTTGATTGCCGCAAGGCTTTCCGCGTCTACGTCGAACTCACCCTTTGAGCTGACCACGTGCCCAAGCGGCAGGACAGGGATCACCTCCGGCGCGCCGTCCAGCGCGATTTTGCTGCATTGCAGCGTGATATAGCCTTTCATGATGTGACCTTCTTTCTGGGATGCTGTGCGCACACGTGCGCACGGGGGCAGGTGCGTTCCTGGCAGCTTGGCCGGGAAGAGATGCCCCCGGAAGTCAGAAACGCTTACAGGCGTTCTCAGGGCGCTTTTCCGCCGCCTGCCTTTTCGCGGGTCCGGAACGCTTTGGCAAGCGGTTCCGGGTAGCCAGCAAGGTCGGGCTCGAAACGCACCTTTGCCGCGTTGGACGCGAAATGCCGGTCTGGATGAATGCCAAGCGGCGGCGCAGTCTCGACCATAAGCCCCTTCTGCTCGACCTGCCTTTTGGACAGCGTCCGCACGGTGCAGCGGCAGCGGAAGCCGTTCGGGGGATACCAGGTATCCCAGACCGGCGAATCGGCAGGGAAGACGTGCCCGTCCATTGCAAGATGGGTAGGGCGGGTGTGCGCGTCGTCTACCGCGTCATACTGCCAGTAGGGCCGCAGTGCCATCACCGCCGGATCGGTCATTTGCCGGTAATGTCCGACATGGTAGGCTGTCTGGATATTCGTGCGGAAAATGTTGTCCGCCTGCAAAGGTTCCAGCCCTTCGTAGCCCTCGTTTTTGAGAAAATCGTTCATGTTCAGCCGGAATTCCGAAAACGTGCAGCCTTCCTCGATCGCCGCCAGCAATTCTTCATAGAAGCGCTTCAAAATTTGCGCCGCCGTGTAGCCGCTGACCGTGAACGCCAGCCCCCGATATTCTTCAGCAATCGCATAAAATTCGTCTGCCGTGACCGGCACGCGCCCGCCGAAATACTGCGCGGCTTCTGCAAAGGTCATGTCCTCACGTGTGAAAAGTGTTTCAACGTCCATCTTCCAGCGCCCTCCCTTCGAGGTTTGCGCAGGCCATTGCCTTTTGCAGCAGCGTTTCAAGCGCTTTTGTATCCATTGAGCGATAAAGCGCTGCGACGGCTTCCTCGTCCTCCATCATCTCCCGCAGCTGTTCTAAACTGTCTGTGCGGTCAAGTAATTTGAGAACCGGCGCAAACATGTCGCGGAAGCTGCCAGCGCCCCGGCGGATTGCGGCGGCTGCAAGCTTGTCGATGTGTTCCTGCGTGCCAAGCGGCGCTTCAGGCTCTTTTTTCAGGGAAATCAGCGGCGCTGCGGGCATTTCTTTGAATGCCGCCGCGCCCGATCCTGAGTTTGTACGGGGCGCGGCGATTTCTTCGCCGTCCTCGGGCTCCGGGATGCTGAACTTCTTATAAATGTAGCTGACTGGCACGCGCAGCCCGGTCTTTTCCACCAGCGCGCCGAGGATGTTCGCGGTTTGCAGCAAATCCTCGGACTCCTCGCAGTCAAAGCGGATTTTGGGGATCCGCTGGCTTTCCCCGAAATTGAACAGGCACAGCGGGCGGATCAGGTCTCGACGCAGTGTCGCCGCAAGCGCCTTGCAGTCCGCGACAATCAGGTCGTGCCGCACCTCGTTATGGGTTTTGCTCTGCGCGTAGCTGCCGCCGCCCGAATCCGAGGTCAGTGTCTGCCCAAGGACGGCCTTGCTGATCTGTTCGTCGCAGAAGCGGGCAAGCCGTTCATACAGGTCAACGGAGCCCGATTTTTCGGTTGTGATGAAGTCGATCGATGTACCGTCCGGAACGATGCCCGCCGCGTCCGCGCCGATCTGCACCAACGCCCGCATGAGCGCCCGTTTGTCCGCATCGCTCGCCCCCGGCTGGTACTTGCCCAGCCGCATCGGCAGGCCGTAGATTTCCGCGAAGCTGACCCAGTCTTTCAGATCGTAGTTTTTGAACAGGTACATCCACGCCACGACCCGGAGGATGCCCGCCCGCGAAGGGTGTCCGCTGCGGGCCTTGTATTTGTGGACGATAAACTTGTTTGCCGGGAGCAGCACGCCCTCGGGTGCATCCGGCGTGCGGACTTTGAAGGAATCGTCGAGCGAATCCCAGAAGAACCGCTTCTGCTGCCGGGAGATAATCTCCCGCGCCACGACGCGCCCCAGGTGGTCATAGCCCCATAGGATTTCTGAAACCGCAAAGCCCTTGCCAATCGCGTCCAGCAGGTCGGTCTCGATCTCTTCCAGGCTTTCCAGCCCGCCGAGCTGCTCGGTGATAAAGTCGGCGATCTCGCGGTCGCGCGGCTCGTCGCCGAAGGGGATGATCTCGAAATCGAGCCCGGTAACGGCGTTCTTACGGGTTTGCAGCTGGGCGAACAGGTGCGGGTCTTTCTCCTCGATATCCTCAAACAGCTCCATTTGCCGGAGCACATCGCCCGCGTCAGCCTCCCTGAAAATCCCGGCGAGCCGTTCCGGGGTCAGCCCATTTGAAGGGTATTCGCTGTATTTATCCGTGACACGCTGGACGGCGATTTCGCGGATTTCCGGCCTTTGGCGCTGCGGCGTGCCGCGCCGCCTGCGGGCGTTCACGGCGCGCCCTCCAGGCGCTGCCGCGCGGTTTCAAAACAGCCCGCGTCCAGCTCCACGCCGATGTACCGCCGCCCTGTCTGCTTTGCCGCCGCCAGCGTTGAGCCGCTGCCCGCGAACGGGTCTAAAATGAGGTCGCCCGGGCGCGTGACCGAGGTAATGATATCTTCCAGCAGCCCGACCGGCTTTTCCGTGGGGTGCCTCCGATGGGCGCTGTCCAGCTTTTCACAGGTGAGCAGGTCGCGCGGGCGTGTGCCAGGAAAGGCAAACGCCCCTTTCACCGCAAACAGGATATTTTCATGTACTGGCGCGAACTGCGCCCGCGTATTGCCCATCCCATGATGGACTTTGTTCCAGACCAGCTCGCTTTTCACCCGGAAGCCCGCAATCTGCATCGCGTCGATAAACGCCTGCTGCACGTCCCAGCGGGTGAAGCATACCAGCGCGCCGCCGTTTGGCTTGAGTACCCGGTACGCGTCATACAGGAACCAAATAAACGGGCTCTTGTCGTTTTTAATCTGCTTCCCATTCCTCGATACATAGCCAATGCCATAGGGCGGGTCGGTGATTACCGCGTCGATGCAGCCATCGGGCAGCTCCCGCAGCACGCTCAGGCTGTCGCCGCAGATCATGGTGTTTTCCAAATCCTTAATAACCGTCACTCCTTCCTTTAGTACGCCCCGCGCCCAAAGCTGATAGCACGGGAAATCACGCTTTTATAATTGACCTTGCCACTGTTTTTCGCGTCGACTGCCAGCTTCACCGCCATTTGCAGCGCGTCCGGGCCGTCATCGTTTTTGCCCATCGGGTACTGCATCATCTGCTCAAGCAGCGTTTTATGCCGCCTGCTGAATTTTAGGTAGCCGTTTTTTACAAACGGCTGTAAGGACTGGATACGCGCGTCCTTGTTCTGCACGCTGGCAATCTCGGTAATCGGCAGGTATTCGCCCGCTTCCGCGCTCTTCTGGCGCATGATCTCGGCGAAATAATACTGGAACTGCACGGCTTCCACTCCAAACTGACAGAATGGGCGCTTGTATTCGCGTTTCAGGCGGCGGCTGGTTTCAAGCGCATCCGTGATGATCTGGTCGGGCTGGCGGCGCGCGATATCGGCAAGCAGGACGTAAATAAAGCCGGTTTGGGTGTCCTTCGCAAGCGTGATGATTGCGCTGGTGTCCGATTTCCGGTTCTTGCCGAGCGAGGGATCGTTCGCGCCGATGAACAGGAAACGCGGGTCGGAAAAGTCCGGCTGTACCTTGCCCTCATCGTCCCAAAAATCAAACCATTCCTCCCGGAAGGTGCAGTTTTCCGGGTCTATGGGGTCGTTCTGATACTCGCTGTTGAAAGCCGCCGTGCCAATATTGACCCGTTCGCACATCAATGCGTAGTAGCTCCACTTTTCCAGCCAGAGGACTTTGGCCCCTTCCAGCATTTCCTCCTCATTGGCCCGGAAAAAGGCCAGCGCTGTTTCCTCGTGGGACAGGTCAGTTAAGTTGGTATAAAGCTTTTCCCATGCGTCCCATAGTTCGGTATGTGCCGCCCATTCAATCACCGCGCGATATTTGTACGATTTATAATAGGCACGGGACGCAACGTAGGTCAGCAGGGAATCATAGTGCAGCAGCGTGCCGATATACACAATATCGGTATAGGTATCGCCGCAGGCGCTGACCGCTTTGTTGAACCAGTCCTTCATCTTTTTACGCTGATCAAGAGTATTGATGTTTTCATCGTTTTCAAGGTCATCGCAAATGATCAGGTCGGGCCTCCATTGCCTGTGCCGCCTGCCGCGTATTTTCTTGCCGGAGCCAAGAGCTTCAATTTTAACGCCATTGGCAAGCAGAATGATTGAGGACTTCCAAATACCACCTTCCAAACTCCCGAAATCCTCCCGGATTTCTGCATTTTCTTCCAGCTCCACCTTGATAAAGGATAGAAAGCTTTCCGCCTGCTCGGAGCTGTCCGACAGGATGATCTCATAGTGCTTATAGGCGTAGACTGCCGCGTGGATGGAGTCCTTAAAGGTGAAGGTCGTGCTTTTCGCGTGCCCGCGCGGGGCCTCAATCGCACGGCGGCAGCCGTCCGCGCGGCTGATCTCCTTCGCAGCGCGGTAAGGGTCTAAGCCCTTCATCACACCCTCGCGCCAAATCTGGTCGAGCTCGGCGTGGAACGGCGGCGACTCGCGTACAAAGTAATGCGCAAGGTAGGCCCGCCCGAAATATTCCAGGTCGACCGCGCCCAACTGCCGCCGCAGGCCCTTTGCGCCGGTCAGCGGCTTTCCCGCGCGGAAGTCTGCAAGCAGCTGCTTCCGGCGCTCCGGGAAGCCGGTTTCACGGACAACATATTTGAGAAAAAGCGCGCGCTGGTAGTCCCGGTTTGCTGCCGTTTCGCGGTCTTCCGGCTCGGCAAGCCGTTCGAGGTATTCGTTAAGGTTGATCTTCGCCATCGGTGAGCACCTTCTCCCGCGCCCGCGCAAGGACGCTGTGCAGTTCGCCGGAAAGCTCTGGATGCTGCCGGATCGCTGCCGTCAGCTCGCTTTCCAGCTGGTCAAACGCAAGCTCGGCCTTTTTCCGCAGCTCGGCGCGGGTGCGCTTTTCGTAGGTCTCGTTGCGCGAGAACGATGCGAGCAGCCGCCCCGCCTTGTCCAGCGGGATTTCATCAAATTCGTCCTCGGCGGTGCTCAGCCGCCGCATCAGCCCGTCCACATATACCAGCGACGCGGCCTTGGTGTAGTCGAGGTCGGGGTGCTCCTCGACCGCCTTCGCGATTGCCTGCGTGCGCTGGATGGTCTCGGCGACCCGCTGCGCCGCCGTCGTGGTGCGGATTGCATAGCGCCCAATCGCCGACCGGCTGATTTCGTAGCCCTCCGATTTGAGCCAGTCCGAAAGCTCGCTGTAGGTGTTCGCCGTGTCGGCAAGCCGCAAATCGAGCTCGGCGCGGACGCCATCCGGCAGGCGGTCTACCGTCGAGCTGACGCGCGTGCGCCGCCGCGCCCCCTTAGACATTTACGCCCGGGTCTTCGATCGTGTCCTCCAGCAGGTCAACGCCCTTGCGGGTCAGCTTGATCACCGCATCCTTGCGGTAAGCATTGTAGGCGTTTGCGCTCCTGCTGGTAAACACGATGTAACCCGCCTCCTCGAGGTATTCAATGTGCTTGGAAATATCCGGGGAGTAGATGAGCCCATCCGCTACCAGCGCATTTGTGATCTGCCGGACAAGCAGCGCGTTTTGGTTGCCCTTCGCCAGCGAACGGACAATATACCCCCGGATCGCCTTATTCCGGTTGATCTCCTGCTCGGTCATTTCATCTACAATCGCCATATCAGCCTATTCCTCCTTCCCTCTGTTCCCGTATAAGATTTGGTCAAGCTTGTCCTCGATCCGGTTCATCGTGCGGATGTAGTCCTCGCGTGTCACATAGACAAGCGGAAGGTCTGATTTCAGGTCGTTCAGCTTTTCCTCGACCCGTTCAATATGCTCCGCATTCTGTTTATCGGCACTTTCCAGCCCCGTAAGCGTCTTTTTGATAAAATAGGTGAGCGCGCCGACAACCAGCGTGCAGAGCAGCGACGCCGCCGCGCCGATCACAGCGGTAATCTGTACAACATCCATACGCGCCCCCTTATTCGTCCATAGCTGCAAAGACAGGATCGCCAAGGCAGGCGGCAGGGTCTGCCTGCTTAACCCTGAGTACGGCGTTTTCGATGCAGGCCGACAGATAACCGTCGAAGCTGCCGAGGTTCCGCGTGATAACGTCCTGCGCTTCCGGCAAGACTTTGCCCTTCACCTCATCAAACACCTGCGCGCCGAGTTTCAACAGTTCCCCGCGGCCTGCTGCGCCCTGTTTGACCTGCTCCCGCAGGCGCTTCGCCGTCGTCTGTTCCATTGCCCCGACCGACAGCTCCGCCAGCCGCTGCACATCGTCCAGCGCAGCGTCAAGCACCGCGCGGGCGGAATCGTCCCTGAGCTGTGCGGTCTGTACCCTGGCCTTGTCCGCTGCAAGGCGGATGTAAGAAACCGCATACGCCCCGCCGAGCGACAGCACCGCGAGCGCCAGATCGAGCAGAAAAGTGCCGAATGCATCCTGAACCGCTGCAATATCCATGTGATCTGCCTCCTTGAAAGCAAAAATTAAGAGTACAAGCTTAGCTTGTACTCTTATCTTACAGGGGTTTTCCGGAACGGTCTATACGAACTAATTCCTAGATTTAATTCCTAGAAAAGTTCCTGATTCACGTCATCTTCGTCAAACAACCCAATTTGCCCTTCGATAAAGCCGACCCCGCAGAGTTTTCTAACCCATCGCTCGGTTACGTCGTATTTTTCGGCAAGCTCCACATGATTAAAGCCGTTAAATTCCGCTTTGATGTGTGCGTCGCGGACAGGGCGGAGCAGGCTTTCCGGTTTCGGGATGTAGATGGTCATACCGCCGTTTACGCATGCTAGCTTGTAGAAGTTATCAACGCCGATTGCTTCTGCAATCCGGCGATAGAGACCTTCTGGCAGCATTTCAGGGGTTAATTCTTTCCAAATCTCATCCATAGCGCACCTCCTTTGCCCTTGCCTTTGCGTCTCATGCCTGCCCCTTTTTATTCACGGCGCAGGCAGATCACCAGCTGCACCGTGAAAAGCAGCATCTGCAAACCATATGCACGCCCTGAATAAACAATTTCACGACCGAATATGGTAAGGAGCAAACCGGTTGATCCCAGAACCACGAGCAGCACCGCCGTAGCCCATTTCAAAAGCTTCATTCAATCACCTGCAAAATATCCGTCCGGGGCGTATAGACCCGGCTTTTCTGCTGCTCCTCGATCTTCCGCGTCGCGCCGAGCGCCTGATCGAGGGCGTTCAGCGCCTTGCGGTTTTCCGCTGCCCATTGCAGGACAGGCGCGAGCGCTTCGGCTGTGTTTTTCGCGGCGCGCCGCCGCCTGTTCACCTGCCGCAGAAGCTTGCCGAGCCGCGCGGTCGTGCGGTAGTCGTCGTCATGGAGCTCGAGCCGGTGCTCAATGTCCAACCGCTGCGCAAAGGCTTCCTTTTCGTCGGCTTCCGCGATCCGGCTCCATTCGTCAGCCTTCCGCAGGAATGCGGTAAACGCTGCGATATGCTCGGAATTCGTCATTTCAGTCTGTCCTTTCCGCGTCCTCGATCACTTCCGCAAATAGGTTTCCGAGGATGCCGAACAGCTCGCCGACCGTGATATTCTGTGAAAGCTTGCCCGCCCAGTAATCTGGGCTGTTGATCACGCCCGCAGCGGCCAGGGTCTCAAGACCCGCCCGCTGCCAGTCTGGGACGGCGGGCGCGGCGGGCTGCGCTGCCTGTGGGACGCTCTGCGCGAGGATGCCGCGCAGCATCGCCAGCACGCTTTCGCCATAGCCCTCGCCGGGGACGGCCCAGCCCTTGCCCGTCGGGTTGTCCGCAGCGCCCAACCACTCCACATAAGGCGCGCAGCCGCGCGTCACCAGCGCAAAACGGGGGTCGACGCAGGGCTTGCACAGCGGGCTGGTGCTGGCGTAGGCTTTCAGGTGCTGGATTTGCGCCCGTACACCGATGAACATGCTCGGAAAGGACGCGGCCTGCCCCTCTGCGCTGCCGTTCAGTGCGCCGATGCCCGCGAAATTGTTCTGCTGTGGCTGAACAATGCCGCCGAATTTGAAATAACCGGTCTCGTGCAGGCTTTGCGCGAACGCTACGTCGCCGCGCACACCCTCAGCCTCGCCTTCTGTGAGGAAGGTCTGCGCAAGCATTTCCAATGTGCAGCCGGAAAGCTGCGGCGCGGCGTTTTTGCTGCGGCAGTAAAGCGCCATCTGCTGGGCGGTCGCCTGCGCCCTGCCCATGATGGGTGTCTGGGTTCCGGGCTGCGCCGTGACTTTGAAATGCTCGGCGAGAAGTTCCGCCTCGGCCTCGGCCAGCTTTGCAAGATTTGCGTCAATGGACAGCCATTTTGCAGCGGCGGCGTTCGTATGGAAGCTGTGCTCGAGCAACAGATAGATTGGCACGCCCACCGCCCGCGCGCCCCGCAGCACTCCGTAATACTCGCCGCCCGCGCTGTTTTTGCGGGTTGCGGTGCGGCCCGCCTGCCGCGTGCCCATCAGCTGCCCGATCTTCTGCGCAAGCTTGAGTGCGAGCGCGTCCGCGCCCTCCTTGTTATCGTAGGCGCGGTATACGACCGGGTAATCGACGCTTTCCGTCCCGCAGGCGTTGGAGTGCAGGGACAGGAACACGTCGCAGCCCTTTGCCGCCGCGCCGCGCGCGTAGACTTCCATCGAGGTATCGATCGCGGCGCGGGTGGTTTTCACCTCGAAGCCGCGCTTTTCGAGCGCCGCTTTTAGTTTGAGGTGCAGCGCCCAAACCATCGCGCTTTCATAGTAGGTCTTTACGACTGGGCTCTGGTTGTAAGTGGGGCCGATGTGGCCCGCGTCCAGGCACACCTTGATTTTACGCATCGCCGCCACCTGCTTCCTCGTCCGCGTGGAAGATGGGCTCGCCGTCCGTCTCATTGATGACTGCCGCCTGTTCGGCTGCGGCAGCTGCTGCGGCTTCCGGCTCCTGCGCCGGGATACCTGCATTTTCCTTGGTGTTTACCATGTTGAAATCCTCCTAAAGTGTCATAACAGGGTTATAAACCTGCTCTAAATACTCTTTTATCGAGTAGGTGCTGCGTCCCGCTTCTTTGAGCGCTTCATGGAAGTGTTTGGTTTCCAGTGTGAGCTTTATCAGCTTGAGGACACCAATCTGCTCGGATGTGATCCGGTCAGCATCTGCCTTAAGCATACTTTCATCGACCGTGCAGCCGATTGCCTGATGCAAATAGAACGAAAAAACTACCCAGCCACACTTTTTGTACTCTTTCAGCACTTCTGCTGCAAATTTCTTGCGGTTCAAGAGCGGCTTGCGCGGCGGAAGAATTCCCATTTCCCGCAGCCGCTTTCGGCTTGCCGCGCGTTCATCCTTCTCGCGCTGCGTCATGCGTTTCGGTTTCTTTGCCGCCATCTGTGCCGTCCTCCTCTCCCCGCCGTGCAGCCATCTTTTTCAGGGCTTCGATCACAACTGCGCATTGCTTTTTGTTCAGCCATTCGATACGGTCTATGCCGGACATGCGTTTGACAAAGCCCTGGATCCGGTTCGGGTTGTCATTCCAGCCCAGCTCGCCGCAGAGGGCGTAAATCTTGCGCCGTTGCGCCACGGTGGCGGGATTGCCGCCCTCGTCCGTCCGCTTTGCGGGCTTCCTGCCACCCGCCCGGTCTTTCATCCCCTGAAGCACGTCGGCAACCCAGTTTAGCTCCGCCTTCGTCAGCTTGGCCATGGAGTCCTTGCCGGTTTCGCGGGATATGACCGCGTACAGGTTTTCTTTGTCAAGGTTTAGCTCGGGCGACTTCGCAATCGCCCATAACATGCGGATGCTTGCCTGACCGCGTTTCTTTGCCGCCATTTCCTGCACCTACTTTCCGGATTTGATCTGTTCGAGCTTTGCGAAATTCAGGTCATAGCCGAAGGTCTCGCGCTGCTTCCACGACGCGCCGACCGCATTGACCGTGTCCTCGCCATATTTGCGCAGCGCGTCGCGGCTGACCTTTTCCTCGGTGAGAATGCAGTCCAGCATCTTCCGGGATTTCAGGCAGCGGATCACGTCCGCCAGCTTTTCCTTGGCACGCGGCAGCACAATCGAGGTCGAGACCCGGAAGCCTACCTCACCAAAGGTGAGCGCTTTTGTCTTGGCGCTGCCCATCTCGCAGCGATGGTCTGTGACAAAGGTCTTGATTTCACGCTCAAGCCGGGAAATGCTGTCCCGGTAGGGCTGGCTCTGTTCCTCGGCAACCTTCTGCGCGCCGAGTACCTGCCGCTGCATATCGCTTTCGATCTCATCCAGCGTGAGCGTCGCCTCGGCGATCTGCCGGAGCGCGTCGTTTACGTCCTTCCACGATTTCAAACGCGGCGTATCTGTCACTCGTTTCCTTGCCATAATTTCAGGCTCCTTTCTTGCTTTTTCTGTTGCTCTGCGGCCGTTTCGCTGTCCAATAAGATGTAATGCGGGGTAACGGTCAGGTACATGCCAAGCGGCGCGGTGAGCAGCATGGCGGTTGCGTCGCGGTCCTCTAGGGCGCTGCCAGCGCCTATGATGAGTGCTGGCAGCAGCACGGAAACCGCAAGCAGCGACGCGCCCATAAGCCGCTGTTTTCTCATTTTCATTGTCCCAGCCCCGCTTACAGCATCATCATTGCGGACGCCTGCTCGATGATCTTTGGGGTGATGGTCTGGCTTTCGCGGCCTTCCAGGATACGGCGCACGTTGGACAGGGTACGGTCGAGCAGCCGGAAGCAGCCTGTTTGCCGGTTGCAGGCCCGCGCTTTGAATTCCAGCAGCGCGTCCGGCATGATATCAAATTCCCCAAGATATTCCTCCACCTCGGAAGGGGACAGGCCGTCCAGCTGCGCGTAGAAGTCGACCCGGTTCGCCATCCGGGCAAGATAGGTTTTGATCTGCACCTCGAGCTTGGGCTCGCCCGCAATCACAAGGCCGACGCTGGACTGGTCGAAGACCCCGCGAAGGATTTCCATTTTCTTCTGCGTGTACTTGCTGACCAGCTTGTCCGCTTCGTCGATCACAAGCAGATAGCCCTGATTGGTGTTGAAGAAGTCCCGGATACTGTTTACCCTGCGCCAGATTGTGCCGTAGCCGGTTGGCAGGCCGACGCTGCGTTCGATCGCTTCCACAAGGTCTCGGCTGCTCATCGTGTCGTCGCATTCGATGTACGCAACGCGCGGCAGCTTGGCGTATTCGCGTAGCGCGTAGGTTTTGCCGTAGCCGCTGCGGGCGACGACGATGCCGAGCCCCTTGTATTCCTGGCAGCTCTGGCACACGCCGAGCGCCGCTTTTGCGTCGCGGGATTCATAGAAGCGGGGCTTCTGCGGTCTCTGTGCGGGCGCTGCCGTGCCGGGAAGCGTGACCACCTCGCCGGTGTGTTCCGCGAGGAACCGCGCGATCTGCGTCTCAATGCCTTTGGCGCTGCTGTTGTATGCGCCGCTCAGATACCGCGTCAGCGTCGTGCGGCTGTAGCCGATTTCCTTTGCAAGCGACTCCGGCTTCACGCCGTGCGATTTGGCGTACTGCTGGAACTGCTGCGCAAGGCTGGCAGGCCCCGCGCCCGGTTCCATGATCTTTGCTGTAGCTTCCATAATGGCCTCCTTTTATTCGTTCATTGCCCGCAGGCGTTCCAGCGCTGCGCCCGCCTTTTCGGTTAAAAACTCGTCGCCTGCTGTGGATTTCTTTTTGCGGCTGACCGTCTCGGAACGGTACTCCTTATCGGCTGGCAGCGCCACGACCTTTTGTTTCGGCGCGTGCCCGATCATCAGGTCAAGCTTGCCAACCGCCGCAGGCTGGCTCGGGTCAAGCCGCAGCTCGGGCGGCGTCCGGTACTGCTCGAGGATCGCCCGCACGTCGGAAAGCTGGCGGTTCTTGCGCCTGTGCAGCTCTTCGAGGGCGGCTTCCGAGACACGTTCGCCAAACTGCATCAGCTCCGCTGAGCAGGCTTCGCAGACCTTGCGGCCCTCCTTGTCGTAGACGTACAGCCTGCGCACGTCGTCCACGTCCCAGCGGACGCCGACCGTCTGGTCGACGTAGTGCGCGAGCTCGTCCGCCGTGTAAAGGGTCTTGAATTTCGTGATGCCCTGCGTTGTAACCTTCGCCTGCGCGGGCTTCATCAGCAGCATTGCTGCGTATTCCCTCGGTGGGGCAGGGCGCTGGATGTGGGGCTCGTTGTCCCATAGGCTGATCGGGGTAGTCCATCGCTCGCCCAGTTCTTTAAGCCCCTCGTGCTTGTGCGTATCGTACCACTGTGACAAAAATGCCTGCAACACTTCCATAAATTCATCCATCGTGAGCAGTTCGCCGCGTTCCAGCATGCGCTTGATGTTTTTGTTACGTTTCGCCTCGGTTTTCGACGCGGTCAACGTGCCGACATAGGAGCTGAATTTGCTGGAGAACCGCAGGCAGAAGGTGCTGAACGCGCGTTCAATCGGCTTGTCCCACGGCTGGAAGGGCAGAGACCGCGACCATCTTTTAACGCCCATTGCCAGATAAAAACCTTTCACTTCTGCATCCATGAACGGTGTTTCCATCCCGCGGAGCTTCCTGTCCTGACCCAGCGTTTCATGGTTGGCAAAGTCCTTGCCATTGTCCATGTGTACTTCGAGGGGGACGCAGCCCGTCTCGTAGACCATTTTAATAAAGGACTCCTTGACGATCTGCGTATTAGAATGCTCGCATACGATTGTGCCGAGAATGCGGCGGCTGCGCACGTCCTCCCACGCAACCAGCACGGGCCGGATCGCTTTGACCTTCCCGTTTGGCGTGGTGTACTGCACCCACACGTCGAAGGTATGCGCATCCGCGACCACATACTCCATAACATCAAGAGTCGAAGTGTCACGCTTGCATTTGACCTGCTTTTTGTTCTTCCATTCGCGCAAACCGTTTGCCGCCAGATAATGCGCGGAAGAAACTCCGGGGCTGTCCATTAAATAGCTGATATAGCGACCGACCGTCTTCACCGAGGGATAGGTTTCCCAGCCCCGATCCTTTGCGGCTTCTTCAAATTGCCCGTAAAGTAATTCAACCGTGGGTTTATTCTGGACGAAGTCTTTGTGAAACCAGATGTTTTCAATGATCGCCCGCTGTTCGGCGTTCAGGCTCGGGAAGGTCTCCTTCGCGCGGGGTTTGCGGCAAAGGGCAAGCACTTTGAAATGATCGTGGTTCTGGCCGTCCTCCGCCGCGCAGCGAAGTGCCCATGCGCTGGCTTCCAGCAGCTTCTCGCGACAGCGGTACAGGCTTTGCGGGCTGATGCCGAGCTCTGCGGCAACACGCTGCGCGACGGTCGCTTTCGGTTCGTCGCCGCTGTAGTCTATGAAGCGCTGCACGACGTTTGCCGTCTCGACCGCTTCATAGTAGGCGCGGCGGTTCTGCTCTATGTAGTGGTTAAGGTCCGCGTCCACGTACCAGGGGCGCGCCTCGGTTGTCCTGCTGTTGATCACTGCATCCCTCCCGTCTGCTTTCTGTGCCGCGCGCCATGCCCTCCGGGCTTTGGGGGAAAGGGAGGAGACGGCGACCATGATTTCGGCTTTGCCACCGCTCTCGCGGGGCTGTGCTTTTGTTTCGTATCGCGCAGGGTCACGGATTATACGTTGCGCCAACGTTTTGTACTTAACGCCTTCAAAATTTGCTGCGATTTCCAGTGCGATATATGTGTCCGTCACAATCTTCCCTCCTTTCCACAAGATTACGCAACCAGCGCTTTTTCAACTTTGTGTGGATCAAGTTCGAGGGCAGTGATGATTACAGGAAGGTATTTCTCTCCTGAGCGTGTGCCAGTCAGAATATAACTCAGGTATTGCGGTGATGCACCAATCTGCGCGGCAAGCTGCGCTTTGGTCATATCCCGATCTGCAAGGGCTTTGACTATTAACTTCCCAAACGGAGTCAATTTCTTATTGGTGCTTCTCATTGCAGCCCTCCTTTCTCAAATGGCGCTGTGGAATGTTAAAACACCTTCAATTCTACGACTTTCACCCGCAAATAACCGTCCGCCTGCTCGAAAACCAGGCTCCCGACAATTTCGCGCTGGATGGTGTGGAAAAAGTCAACCCGGATGACCTTGCCGAAGGTGGAAACCGGCATGAGAACGATATAACCGGAATAAATACCTTTCGCAAGCTCTGTAAAGCGTTCCAGGCCCGTCCCTATAGGGATGCTGCGTTCCTTCTCGATAAGCCCGCGAAGCGTGCTCGCTGCCAGGGCGCGCACCTGGCACTCATCCGGGGTAACGCCTGGGAGCCAGAAATGCCAGAAGGTGAGCACCTGTTCTGCGAGGGTGAGCGCGTCCGTTTGATGTGCGGAATTCTCAAAAATGGTGTCTGCGATTTTCTTATCGGTCATAAGATTACCCCTTTTTTTGATTATGTCAAAATGATATAATTAGGTAAAAGCAAGGAGGAGATACTATGCCACGCCCCAAAAGAAACTATAAAGAGCCCTTTATGTCTACATTTACATTCATTGGAAATTTCAAAAGTTATTCAACCGATTTATTGTTCGATTTTGAAACAATATACAAACTTCAACTGGAACGATTTCGGGACATGATGCCAGATGATTATGCGAAAGATTTCGAGGAAAAAGTCTCCATTATCAGCAAGCAAAAAACTAATTTGATAACATCCGAATCTGCCCGAGCGTATCTGGTCACTTCATTAGACTTTATTCCGCTAATGATGCGAGATATCGAAGACTGCATTGTTGGACATCTTGAAGCAATGTCTATCATTGATATTACACTCAAGAATGATTCTCTCCAAGAAGACCCGGATCATGTTGTTACGCTTTTTGTGTTCAAAGGGCACAAACTGCTATTCTGGTACGATATTCCTTTTTTCACAGCAACCAAAATGCTAATTGCATATCACAAAGAGAATTTAATCAATGCAGGAGCTTTTCGCGATGAGTGGTACGGCGAACCACGCAGAAAAGCCCGAACCGAGCAACGGTTATGGAATAACTCCAAGTGATAGCAAATCGCGAATTCTGCTCAATGCTTCATAGTGAGCACGCGCCATTGTTCTGTTTGCAGCTAAAAACTCTTTTTGCAAGGATTCCAAAAATGCGATCTGCTGCTTTTCCGACATCCGTCCCTTTGTGTGTTCGAGAATCGCTTTATATACCTTGAAAACAGTCTCTTTTACTATGCTGTTTTCAAGGTATGCCTTTTGCGCTGGAGATAATGTGATAAATTGAGCGCGTACATCTTTAGGTGGCGCATTTTCCCTGGAAGAATTAGCCTTCACATCTTCCAGAATCTCCTGATACTGTTGGAAGTCCTTAATTTCCTGATGGGTCAGGAGTGTTGGCAGGTAGTCGGATGGCAGCGCCGGATCGACTTGAAAGCGTTCGTCGCTGATCTCCACGATGCCTAAATCCGTTAAGGCTCTTGTGTAGCCATAAAGCCGCTGTGTCGTGATAAGGTCGCCGAGACCCGGAATGGCGCAGTTTTCGTTAATGGCTTTCAGCGTTGACTTTTCTGCGTTGAAGAAAGCGACCGGGTCAACCTCTTCCTCGGAGCAGTCGGTATCGGATTCCTTCACGATGGTGATTTTGATTTGCGGTTCGTCGACGTCCTGCTCGGCTTCCAGGCTGCGGGCCTGCTCGATCGCTTCCTCAAGGGTGTCTGCGCCGTCAAATTCCATCAGGTCACGGTCGATATCGAGGATGCCGCTGTACAGCTCCGCGTCGATCACGCCGAAGCTGCCGAGTCCTGTACCCTCGTTCAAGCGCTTTTCGCGGTCATTGAACCGCACGACCAGATAGCCGTTGATTTTCTTCATTTTTCTCATTTATGTTGTCTCCCTTCTGTGAACTGCATCTAAAAAAAGCTGATTCAGGTAAAAATGAACGGCGAAGGTACGATTGCCAGTGATAATAGGGGTGGTTTGGAAAGGAAAGGTAGAAAAGGAGTGAAACAGGGCCTTCGCCGCTCATTTTTACCTGATTCCCCGCCTGCCATCACCAGTGCCGGGAGGCGGTCTCCGGCAGACGCCCGGGAAGGGCGTTTCGGCTTAATCAATGAAATTGGCGTAATCGCTGCCCTCAACAACCGTCTTGACAACGTGCTTGGCGCTGTTATAGTCGAGCACCTCCACCTTTTGGAGGACGCAAAGCCCGTTGTAATGGAATCGCTTGCGCATATACTTCTCCTCGTAGTCGGTGCAGCTCAGCTCGTGGATGTACCGCGCAAGCGTACCATGCGCAGCAAGCATTGCAGGGGACTTTTTCTTGTCGCTGGGATCGTACAGGAAAACGGTGAGGGTATTCGGTTCCCCTGGAGCGGTGGAATACCCGCTGACATTGCCAATGTAGATGTAATCCATAGGTTTCTCCTTTTGTCTAAGCTGCCCGACCGATGCCGGGGCAACCTTGATTTTGTCGGTGTGCCGGTTGAGCAGAACCAGCTCACCAGCTGGTTTTTCTTTCACGACGAGCCAGTTGTCCGGGGACAGGCCAGCCCGCCAAAGCCTGTCCTTTTGCTTTTTTGTGGGCTTTTTGCCGCGCCGCATATGGATGTTCCTTTCTCGCCTGCGATTTTTGATGGTTTTTACTTTACCGTAGGCCCGGCCAGTCTGATCGGCGTTAAGCCGACCGGGCCTGCGGTTTGGGGACGGCTGCAAACCTCATGTGATACAGGTCGAGCGACTTACCCCAGATGGTGCAGTCATCCCCGCGATAGTAGGAGGAAATGCTGTAGCCATGGCTGTGGGCCTCGGCTTCGCTCGCGAAAACTTCAGCGATTTTGACCGTGCAGAAACGCGGTGTATTGATGTAATCGCCGACCTTAACGGTTTCGGGCTCCGGCTGGGCGCGATCCTGCCAGGCGTCGCGCAACAGGCTGCTTTGCAGATCGTACTGCCAGCGCAGTCCGTTTGCCAGGGTTTCACGGGTCATGCCCTCTTCGGCGGATGGGCCGAGGTTGGAATAGTAGGGGTTCACAAAGATTGCGTTTTCGTCGATGGAGAGGATTTCTTCCACCAGCGCGGCGTCGTCCGGGTCAAAGGTGAATGTGCCGCTCTGATCGTCAAAGTCTGGGAAGAAGCACTGCGCTCCCCAGCCGCGCCCTTTCTTATAAAACGCGATCCATGCGATCTCTGCGCGTGCGTCTGGAAGAATCTCCTGTGCGATTGCTCGAATGCTTGCCATAATGTTTCGCTCCTTTCAATTTGGGTTTTTCGCTTTCCTTTTTGGTTGGGGTGTGGTATGCTGTAAGTGATTTATGGTTAAATCTTTGTTCTGCAATTATTATATCCGAATATTTTAGGATTGTCAATGTGAATTCCGAAAAAATTCGGAATATTTCCGGAGGTCTTTTTATGTACGAATCTACCGAGATCGCTATGCGAATCAAAGAATTAGCAAAGCAACGCAATATTTTAATAAAGGAAATGCTCGAAGAATGCGGATTAAATAAAAATTCGCTATCTTCTATGCTTTCAAAGGGTGCAATACCTAAATCTGAAAATCTCGCTAAGATAGCGGATTATCTTTCCTGTTCAGTTGATTATCTTTTAGGGCGCACAGAAAATCCTAATATTTCAGGATTTAATTGTGGCTTTGATTCTTTTACAGACGAAGAACGGCTTTTATTGGAGACGTATCGCGCAGCAACGGTTCAAGGTCGTTTCAGAATAATCCAAGTCTGTATGAATGCCAAAGAGGAAAAGGAGCAGGCGGCAATCGCAGGATAATCCAATTCCACAAGAGATATAGTCGACGGCGTTAAAGCCGGTTTTTTTCATCGTACCTTGATTTAATTCTAAATCATTCGGAAGTGTCATAAAAAGTAAAGTAAACAAACGATTTTTAGCAGTGCTTCATTACTTTTTGTGACTTACTTTTTGTGACACATTTTCTGGTTTCATATAGATTTAGATTTGCGACTAAATTTGTAGAATTGATCTCTTTTGGATTTTTAACAAATTTAAAACTTATAGCAAATGTAATTGTTGCTTTTTGCGAAAAAACGCATCAATTCTACAACACTATTAAGATGTGTCGATTTGTAGAATTGATAAAGCGCAAGCTGGGTTTTAAATCCATAACAAAATTGACCGTTAAACCCTCGCTATTTTCAAGATTCAGCATTATTCAGAACTTGCACCGCTGTGCGCACACAATTCAAAGTCTCGGGTTTCTCCCGCTGCAATGCCGCTTTGGCGGTTCGCTTGCAGTCGTTGCGCACACTGCCAGTTGCCGCGAACCACCTGAAAAAGTTGCAAAACCTCGTCAGGGTCACTTATCCCTATAAACGCACAAGAAAGCCCCTGCAAACGCCGCTCAGAGCGTCTACAGGGGCTTTCGCTGTATCCGTATTCACTTTGTGTTTGCCGCCGCACAGCGGCCCTCTACGCCCGTTACAGCCCTAAAAAGTTGCGTCGCTTCACTCGGGCAAAGTTTCGCGAATCCCGGGACAACTTACTTGAGAATTCCAACGCCGTTTCGGCTTAAATTGTTCGCGTCCCGCCGCCGTTTCGGGGTTTTACCGCCTTTACATGCCCATTCCTATTCATACCCGCCCTTTCCCGGAATTCTCAAATTCGTTGTCTCCCGACACATGCCTTTACGGCTGTAAATGAAATAATGTTCTTGTTTTGAAATTCTTCCTGCCTGTTCAATCTTGCAAAAAATAACACCAATCCCGGCCAGGCCGCTCCATTTCTCCCGGCCCTCCAGCCATCCGATCTCTTCGCTGATATAGCAGATCCTGTTCTCATAGCGCCCATGGCCCTGGCTGTGGCTCTCAGCGCAGCAGCCTGGATCGAAACCTGCTGGATTCTTTCGATATTCCTCAAAAAACAGCTTCACATCCGCATAAAGACTCTTCTGGTTTTCCTTCAGGGATAGAATATAATCCGCTCCTTTTTCTGTGATTTTCTTCGCGATTTCCGTCTGTGTTCCCATGGCGTCTATGGTTACGATACAGCCTTCCAACTCCAGCATTTCCAGCAGTTTGGGGATTGCAGTGATCTCGTTACTCTTCTCCTCGCACGCCAGCTGGCCCAGCACCAGACCGCACTCGGCAGAAAACGCGCTCACTACATGGAGCGGCGCTTTCTTTGCGTCCTTCGTCCGCCGGGCCTGTTTCCCGTCGATTGCTACGACCCCGGTAACCTGCTCCACCACATTTTTCATCCACTCCACGAATACCGTGTGCAGCTGCCGCGTGTCAATTGACCGAATCACGTTCCGGAATGTACAGGCATCGGGTACCCCATTTTCCAGCTGTAGATACTTTTTCAGCCACTGTTCCTTGCTTTTTCCGAACATTTCTACCTTCGCGTATGACGTCGCGCCACATATCACCGCCGTCAGCATGATAAACAGCACCTCGTGCAGCGGATACCACACGCTCTTTTCACGCCGCGTATCCTCTATCCCTTCCAGCACTTCCTGTAAACTCTGTTTTTTCATTGCATTCCCGCCTGCTTTCTTCTGTTTTTCTCAGTATAGCAGTTTTTTCGCCTTTTGGGTTACCCCACGTTTACAATTTGTTTACTCATTCAAATACCCTGAGTTACAGCTGACTAACAGCAGCTGCCATCAGCAGTATATGCACAGGGCGTTAACATCTTTCGTCGATTTCTGCGCAATATTTTGGGTAAAACGCTATTTTTATGTATTTTCGGGCGGCTGTTCGACACATGCGGCTAAACCGGACATGTTGGATTCGAAGCGCGCCTGATTGCGGGCACGGATTTGCAGTATCTGCGTTTGGAACCGTTTCGGCTGGAGCTGCGGCGGGATCGCGTCGTAGGGGTCCAGGTCGTAAACGAATCGAAGCAGCTCCTGTTCGTATTCGAATAGCGCTGCCGAATGGCGCACCCACGTTTCGCCATACTGCCGCAGGGCGAGCTGCATGCGTTTGGCCTGCGCATTGTAGGTCAGGTAAAGGCTGCCCGAGAGCAAAATGAGAACCAGAAGGCTTACCACCATTGACACGAGGCGGTTGCTGCCAAACCAGCTGACCAGGAAGGAAAGCAGCAGCAGGCCAGCGCACTGAACCGCCCTTGCAAGCAAGGCCCCGTGCTTTTCGCCGGAGGTGACCAGCGCGGTAATCCCGATCACTTGCCTGTTTTCGTTAAAATGATTGTTCTTGTTGCCGCTGTTTCCTTGTGCGTGATACTCGATGTCGGAGATTACGATCTCCCAGAAGGATTGGTGGGTTCCAGGGCTGATGGATTCGAATTTTGCGATTGCCGCTTCGATCAGCTTGTCGCGAAGCGCTTTGCGTGATTTCGGGATGGGCGGATTCATTATTTTAATAGCACCTTACCTTACATTACCATGCATTACCATGCTTTGCCTTTTGGGCGTGCGGCTTGCCGCTGCTATCAGTTTATCATATCAGCGTGGAAAAGTCCAGGGGTGTGTGCGCCTTTTTTGCGGGCAGCGCCTACCCTTGGGGGAGGCGCGCTGTGAAGGGAGGCGCGCCCCCCGCCGCG